GATTTTCCCCTGAGTCCCATCACTGGGCTGGCCAGAGCCCGCAACCGGCGAGGTTTATCCATCGGTGTCGCGATGTAGCTGTGCTGACAGTTCCTGATCTCGACGCGAAGTTTGGTCCCGTCTACCCGGATCATGTAGTCCATGCTTTTGCCGGTTATACCGTAATCTCCGAAACGCTCGTAATGCTCCTGGAGCGCTGCGGCGCAAGCCTGTCGTGCCACGGGAGATTTTTTGTTGCCTCTGTTAATTAGTCTCATCGTTAACCGGGAGGGCGAACCCTCCCGCCTCCCTTAGCCGACATATTCAGGTTTCATATCCAGCAGCGTGATGCTGAATTTCTCGTACAGCTCATCGCCCAGGTGGCGTTTCGCCGCCGTCAGGGTCTGCTCAGCCTTCGCGAATCGTTCAACGGCATCCGGTTCATTTGGCTGCGGAAGGGAGTTGATCGCCGCTTCGACTTTGTTGCGCGCATCCACCAGGTAGTAGCGCTTCACGGCTTTGTTTTTCAGTTCAGTAAACAGGGCGGTGCCCAGTCTGGCTTTCGCTGCTTCGATATCCACACGTACGGCTTTCGCGCTGCCTACGTCTTCAGCAGCTTCAATGCGGTCGCGGAACTCATCGGCCAGGGTATCGATATTCGTTGTAGGCTCCTGCGCGCAGGTGGTACCCACATTGCTGGTAATTTCCTGGACGGTAACTCGAGGCGCTGGCTCCGGATTAATAACTTTCTCCTGGCGTTCTTCAAGCTCGTCCGGTGTGTAAACGCCCAGGATGACGTCAGGGCAGTAAAGCCGGGCCCAGCGCTTGACAGCCAGATAAGCGAGCTGCTGGCGGGGGTCATCAGCCCACAGAGTGGAGTTGCGTACCCGAGCCTGAGCCAGCAGAAGGTCAAGTTCACGCGGTTCGTCTTCACCTTTCAGCCGGGCGCGGATGATAATGCCGATCCCGGTTTCGTCAGCCATTGTCCAGCCGGGTACGCGGTATTCACCTTTCTCGCCTTTTTTGATGTTGAATTTACCGATTACATTTTCCCACGGGCCGTACCACTCATATTCAAAGCGGGTGGCCAGCACGCCGCTGCGCGAGATAACAGCATTCACCAGCTGGGCTTCATAGCCCAGTACACCGTTGATCAGGTGGGTTTTCTGAGCGACCGCAAAGGGATTCATTTGCCACTGCGCTGCCTGCATAGCGACGGCCATGCAGTCAGCCGCATTACCCTGCAGGTGACGCGGTACCGTTGCAGAGCCCTGAGCCATCATCTGGGCGAAAGAACTGATGGCATTCAGATACTGAGAATCAAAAAGCGCGATATTCGAATTAATAACGGCGTTCTGGTCGGCTGCTACTACGTTTGTGTTTTCCATGATCTCCCCCTTATACATTTGCCAGGCTGCGCAGCGCTTCAAGACGGCACATGTCGTAATCGCTCAGTTCGTCGGTGTAATCGTCAATAATCGGTGCTGGCCATTCGCCGGTATCGAATGCGTTTGCGATGGCGCGCATGGTAGTGCGGTACTCAAGCGCGCCCAGCTCAAGCAGTTCCTGGCTGGCTTCGACAATGGCGATCCAGTGGTAACCTTCGTCTTTGTTAACGAAAATCCAGAAGAACTGATCCAGTGCTGCCGTTTCGGTATACATGGCTGCACTCAGGTGATAATCGCGGTCAATAATTTCCCGGTGCAGCCGGGCACGCAGGCCGGACTGCTTCACGTTCCACATGCTGATCGTCTTGAGGTCAGCCCCGATGCGGATGCCGTTCATATCGATTTCAAGGTCCGGGCGTACCCGAATTTCCAGCCCGGTTTCTTCGTCAATCCCGAAATAGCTCACCTCGACGGCGCGGCCTGAATGAGTCAGGAACTTACCGGCGGTCGGGTGGGCCAGTAACGCCGACTGAATGGCCCGGGCGGTCGCCAGCTGCTGGCGCGTTACCAGAATTTTTTCCTCCGGGTTTTCGCGCCAGGCATCCAGCAGTTCGTCTGCAAACACCGCATCTGGTTTGACGGTCTTCACAGCCTGAATCAGATCAGCTTTGGTACCAGATACTTTCAGCGGCTGCGGCTTCTGTGCTTCCTGCGCCACCAGGTCAGGATTAATGATCGCCAGTTGTTCGAGAAGCGCGTCACGGCTACCGCTGGTTTTCACCGGCGCGGGCAGGGTGGCGTTGTACTCCTTAATGCAGGCTTTCATTGCCGTTGCCGTCTGCTTCTGGTCAGACTCAATACGCTGATAATCAGCAGGCAGAGCCATATAGTTCTGCGCTGTTTCTTCCAGACCGCCGCCCAGCGGTACCGGCGCGGGAAGGGTGGCGTTGTGCGCCTCGAGCAGCGCTTTGATATCTTCAGCGCTGAGTTGCGGGGCCAGGCTGGCGTTATGTGCGTCGATGAACGTGCGCAGCGTTGCCGTGGTAGTGAATGCACCTTCCGGGATTTCAGGTTCAATACTGAATTCTGCGTGCAGGTTTTCCGGTTGCAGGGCCAGCGCATGCACCAGGTTACCCATATCCAGCACTTTGGACTGCTCGCGGGAAATGGTCTTTTCAACGTGGCGCGCATTGAAATACATCAGCGATACGCGCGCATCTTTCACCATGGTTGAGCTGATACCGTTCGCGGCGTGGTAAACGTTATTCGGTAAACCTTCATAACGGCCTGGTTCGAAGAAAGCCGGGTACTCAATAGCTTCTGGTTCAGTTTCTCGCGAAGATGGCTCGCTTTGTTGCAAAGCCGGCTCACACTGGTCCGGTTTAACAGATTCCTGGTTCGTTTCCGGCTCAGTGTGGTTAGCCAGGCGCGGAGCGTTAGCCGCGAAAATACCGGCAGCGTTTACGGCATCTGCCTGCGGATGATCTTCATCAGTGCTTTCGCCTGTTGAAACCGGTGTACCAGCCGGGATTTCGTTACTGACAGCCGTTTCCATCTGCACATCTTCGGTAGCCTCCAGTTCTTCTCGCAGGCCTTCGGCCATTTCCTGATAAGTGGCGTCGCCCGTTACGGGGCCGTTGTCCGGATTAATCGGAGTGTTACCAGTCAGCCCTTCGATGGAGAACACTCCAGCGCCGAGGTTTTCAACTTTCGGCTGTGACGCTGCTTCGTCAGCCCGGCGACGCGCCCCTTCTTCCCGGACGCGCTGTAAGTTCTCTTCGTGAGTACAGAAAGATTTACGTGGCGTTTTATCCCATTTCGGGTCCGCCGGGTCGCTGATGCCCTCAACATATTCGCCTCGGTCAGCCGCCAGTTGTTTATCCAGGGTTTCACGGCTGAATTGCGCAGCCTCTACAGTTTCAGCATCTGGCTTGTCGTGCTGGTGTTCTTTCAGGTTTGCGCTGATGTAGGTTTGCAGGCTGACCGGGAAATGATGGACGTTCTCGGCGGCGCCACGAATCAGTGCGAAAATAGCAGCGCGGGAATAGTCCAGGATGCCCGCTGTTTTGCGCAGCGCGGCAGACCATTCCTTAAACGGGCTTTCATGTTTCTGAACGATTTCTTTGGCGAGTCGATGTATAGCGCCCGGGATGTTGTAGATATCGAAATCCATCGGCAGCGTCGCGGCTGCAATTTCAATATCCAGTGTTTCCAGAGTATGCTCATAATCCGGGGTGCGATCTGTCACGATGCCGCCGCCAGCGTTCGTGCCAGTGTCTGTGCGCTGAATGGCGGAAATGCGGTTACCTTTGGCCCATTCCTTCACAAGCAGACCTTTGTCGATATACGCGGTTTCGCTCCAGGCTTTCAGAAACTGCAGCATTACGCCAAGCTCAGGCAATTTTTTATCCTGCGGGAACACTTCCCTGACCGCGTCGGTCAGTTTCCATAGGTCGTATTCCCTGACGTCTTTCAGGGAAGGAGTGTTTTCAGCGGCCAGGAGCAGGTTTTGTACGTACGCGTTATCCACGTCCATTTCCAGTGCAATAAGGGCATTTTTCTGCTCTGCCTGGATGTGGTAGGCGTATTCGCTTTCAGAGATAAACTGAGCGAGTAGACGCTGGCGGAATGGCAGGGTTGCCACGGTGATAAGCTCTGGAATTTCTGCATCCTGCAACTTCTGCACAATTTCAGTTGCATTGGTGGCGTCTGCAAGCTGCGCGCCCTCGCCCTGGATATTAACGGATTTTGCCTGTTTGGCTTTTGGCAGCCAGGTGCGCCCGTCTTCCTGTAGTTCGTAACGATCGCACCAGGTAACATCCAGAACGCGCTCGGCGGGCAGGTCGTCGACAACAAGCCAGTTTGTACGGACTGGCAGCTGGTAATCCGCGCCGCGACCGACTTCGATTTCCGCATCTTCCAGGATGTTCTCGATTTCACGCTGTGCGCGCGAGTCGGATTTTGCAGAGAACCAGCAAAACAGGTTTTTTGCCCCTGACTTCGCTTTTGCCTTAATGAGAAACGCATATGTGTTCATTGCGTCTGAGCTCCTTTGGGTTGTAAGATCCCCGGCGCTTGTAAGAGCCGCCTTCGGTTTAGGTGAAAAATTCCGGTATGCTTTGTCGGTGTTACCGGACGTAAGGCCCGCTTCGGCGGGTTTTTGCGTTTATGGCTCGTGAGCCATCAGGTCATGTTCGGCGCACTGCCTGGAGCAGTACTGCCGTTCTTCTCGGGCAAGCATGTTGCCGCGCAGCAAAAGCAGGGTACTTTTCACTTCATCGCCTGGCTGAAGCAGTCTTTTGCAGTAGGCGCATTTCGCACCGGTGGTTTCATGACCGTGAATCATCGGATCCCCCCAGCCATTCAGTAAAACTTCCACAAGACAATCGTTGATACGTATGGCGCCGCGCATGGTGCGCAGGTAAACGTATTTGCCGCGAACCGCTGACACATTCCAGGTGTGCCCGTCGTGCTTTGCCAGCATTCCCGGAACCACACACTGGCGAATGATGTGCATTGTGCCGTAGTGTTGGTTAACCATCTCATCCTCTGCCGTTATCGCCCGGCTGGCGGAACATTGCTGATTACTCGGCGCTGTGTTTGTGTTTCGGTTTGGATGAATTAAATTTAAGACTTCTTAAATATTAGGTCAAGAGTGATTTTGAAGAAAACTTAAATTTTGAGTGGCAAACTACTTTTGGAGAGAAAAATTGAAGTGGTTAAAGAGGAAAAGGATCTTTCGATCCTATGGGAGATTTAGAAGTTTCGCGTCGACAACAACGCCAATTATTTTGCAGTTTCCATCGACTTCAAGCATAGGGTATTGAGGGTTTAACGGTTTCAAAAATTTGCGCCCAGCATCAATTACAAGTTTTTTGAATGTCGCCTCGTTATCCCCTTCAAGCTTGGCTACCACTAGCTTGCCGTTACGCGGCTCTACCTCGGGATCGACAAGTATTGCCATGCCTTCAGGAATACTCAGACCGCCCGGCGATGTCATTGAATCCCCTTTGACATCTAACCAGAAGGAGTCTTCCGAGCACTCAATTGTAGTTTCTAACCAGCGATCTATACCTTTTCGGTGATAAGGCTCTACAGCTTCCATCCATTGTCCCGCGCTAACCCAACTTATCAATGGATAACGACCTCTCGGTTCGTGCATGCCATGGTATGCAATATTTGCCGAGCTATTACTACCTTTCAATAAATAATCTGGAGAGCACTTAAGTGCTCTCGCCAGAGCTAAGAGATTATCCCCACGAGGCTCCGTCTCCCCCCGCTCCCATTGAGAAATAGCAGCATTTGAAACCCCTACCATTTTGCCAAGGGCCATCTGCCGGATCTTTAGTTCTTTGCGTCGCGCATGTATACGCTCGCCCATAGTTTGATTTGTCATAGTTAAGATATCTTAAATCGTCTTGACTTAAGAATCCTTTAGTTGATAATTTAAGAGTTCTTTATTTATGCGAGGCCACCATGCTGAAAAAAGAAGTCGTAAAACACTATGGGAGCCAACGCGCTGTAGCCAGGGCGCTTGGTATTAGTGAGTCGGCAGTTTCGCAGTGGAAGGAAGTCATCCCGGAGAAAGACGCGTTCAAAATTGAAGCGCTAACGAATGGGAACCTAAAACGCGAGCCATCCCTTTATAACCGTGCCGCTTAGCTTCCTGGCGGCCACATCATTATGGGTTTCAGTTAATGCAATCACTTCATTTTCAGAAGAGTACCGGAACAGTACCGGTCACGTTGATAAATCGCTATCAAGCTAAGCTCGAGATAACACACGAGCAACTCCGAACTGCGGTTCGTGCCTGGGCTGCTGCGATAGATAACCAGGATGTAGTGGGGGGACTCATTGTTGAGGAATACAAATCACTGGGCGGCGAGCTGGATTTTCCTACGGAAATTTGTCGCCAGCGCCAAAAGCTCTTCCGCTGGCTGGATGGCGATACCGATTATGTCCGCGAAAATATCCGCGAGTTAACTCCGGCAATTCTTAATGTTCTGCCGCTGGAATTCCGCACACGACTTATCCCCCAGGAAGACATCCTTTCGAGCGTAGCGACGGCGATGAAAGAGTGCGCCGAAGCCAAGCAGGCCGTGCTGATGAAAGCGCCTGAACATCAGAAGCTGAAAGAGGTGAGCGAGGGGATTGCGTCGTTGTTTCGCCTGATGCCCGAGCAGGTCGGGCCGCTGATGACGATGGTCACGTCGATGCTGGGCGTCATGTAACCGGGGTCGCTTATGAACCATGAGCAGTTTATCGAGAAGCACGTCCGCGAGGAGCTTATCCGCCTGGGTTTTCCGGTGCCGGTGGCTCAGGGGGGGCACTCCAGGCCGTGGACTTATACCGGCGCCTGTCTCAGGCAAGCCGCAAGGGGAAAATTTTCGATGATGTTTTACGACACGCAAAGTTGTGGTCGGAGAAACAAACAACCTCAGCCGACAGGTTCGAAGAAAAGCGCGTCAAGCGCAGCGAACAGCGCGGGCTGTTCTGAAAGGGTGAAGACCGATGTGCGCCAACACGTCGGCCTTCGGGTGCAATCACGACACGCAATTACGAGGCGAGTATGTCAAACACTGCTGAAGTAATCAATTTTCCCATGAAAACTACCGAGAACGCAGGGGGGCTTATGGCCGACCTGTCCAACGGGTATACCAAAATCGCCAATGAAATTCAGAAGCTCAAACCTCGCCTCAGAATGTCGGGCAGGGAATGGCAGTGTTTCGAGGCGGTTATCTGGCTGACCTACGGATGGAACAAAAAACAGGACCGGGTCACAAATACTGTGATTTCAGGGCTTACCGGGCTAAGCGACAGCCATGTTTCTGACGCGATCAAATCGCTTGTGGAACGCGGCGTTATTTTCAGTCATAAGCAGGGAGTGATGAAAATAGTTGGTATAAATACTGACCTTTCCGCCTGGATTTTAGACAAACCGAAAACGGGAAAAGTTTTCCCGGAAACAGGAAAAACCCTCCCGGAATCGGGAAAAACCTTCCCGGAAACGGTAGACACCCAATACAAGAACAAGAACATTATTAAAAGATCTTCGTCCCGGAATTCTGTCGAATCCCGAAACCATGCCACTGAAAAATTCCTCTCCCGTCATCCGGAAGCCATTGGCGGAATTTATACCCCGACAGGCAAATCCTGGGGAACTGCTGACGACCTAAGGGCCGCGCGCTGGATTTACCAGAAACTCCTGGTGGTCAATGCCAGCCTGTCTGAACCCAAGTGGGTTGAGTGGGCAAACACCATTCGCCTGATGCGCATGAATGACAGCCGGACTCACCGTGAGATTTGTGAGTTGTTCGTGTGGGCCAGCGGTGACGACTTCTGGGACAGCAACATTCTGAGTCCGTCCAGCCTGCGTAAGCACTGGGACACGCTGACAACGCAACGTGCACGTAAACCCAAGAATTCCCGCACCAGCGCAGCGCCGCTGGATTTTGATAACACAGACTGGGCGGAGGGTCTGCTGCCATGAAAAATATTGGTACCGAGATGCGCAATTTCGATCGGGAGCAAATGCGCCGCGTTGCGATGGGAATGCCGGAGCAGGAGGCTGCAACACGCCAGGAGCATGCCGCCCAGGTATTCAACGAACTTTTTCGCCAGCTGCGCGCCACTTTCCCGGCCAGCATGTCCGTTTTTAAAACCCAGGCTGACATTGACGAATTCCGGCGCCAGTGGCTGCTGGCTTTTGCCGAGAACGGGATCACCAGTTTCGCCCAGGTCGACGCTGGTATGCGCATTGCCCGCACTCAGGAAAAACCGTTCTTGCCGTCGCCGGGTCAGTTCGTGGCATGGTGTCGCGCCGAGGAAAGCGCCGCCGTGGGCCTGCCTGACCAGAACGAGCTGGTCAAGCTGGTTTACGAGTACTGCCGCAACCGCAGCCGTCACAGTGACGCCGAGTCATATCCGTGGCCTGACAACGATATCACCCCGCGCACCGTGAAATACCGCGCCTGTTACTGGATGGTCACAACCCTGTACCAGCAGATGCGCTCCTACGGGCTCACCGATATGGAACTTAACCGCAAAGCCGATGAGGAGCTGGCAAAGATGGTAAAACGCATTCGCGCTGGTGAAGTGATTCCTGAACCTGTTGCGCGTCTGCCGGTGCTGGGCAGCAAACCTGTTACGCGTGAGCAGGGAATAGCGAAAATTCAGGAAATCCGGGCGAAGTTTGGGCTTAAAGGCGGGAGGGCGTAACCATGCGCAGTAAAGACCAGCTGGCGGTGATCGCTTTTCTTGAAGCGAATAAAACCGCTACGCCCCGGAAGCTCGAGCGCCAGCTCGGCTGGACCAACAAACATACTCACGCCATCCTGGGCCGCCTGGTGCGGATCGGCATTATAAAAAACATCGGCAGGCCGGCGCATCCCGATTACCGCCTGGTGCAACGCTGGCAGGCAATAATTAGCTCACCTAAGGCTAAGAAATCTAAACCTGCAGCGCCGTCCGTAGTGTCAGTATGCCGCCAGAACTGGCAGGGCTATCACATCCATAAAATCTTCGGGAGTTCCCGCGCATGAAAGACATGACCCATGAGCAGTTGATTCGCGCCACCTACGTGGTCGCTAAGTTTAAAGATCCGGAGACAGCGAAGCTGCTGAACGAACTGGCGGGGCGACTGGACTGTGCGCTGGTAGCGGCGCGTACGGCTTGTCTGGAACGTGACGCCGCTGTCAGAGCCGAAATCGAGTGGGAGACGGCCATGCATCAGGCTACCGGCGCAGACAGCGTTGATGACGTGGTTCTGGTTATTGAGTCGCTGAAGTCGGCTGCTGGAGAACAGCGAGCACAGGCATGGATTGACGCGAAAGATTTCACTAAATCCATGCTGGCTTCTGATTCATTAGACCATATCGATTTCTTATTCGACGGTAAGGTTCAGCAGATCCGGGAGGGGCGGGCATGAGCAAATCACTTAACGCCCTTTGTATTCGTCGCTGGAAAGTTCAGATGCGCGATGTGTGCGACTCGAAAGTAAACCCGTGGTGGCGTAAGCGTGACCTGCGCGGCTATATCCGGGAATGCGGATTAATCACCGCGTATTGCATGGTTGAGCGTATGGCAGAAGACAACGCCAAAGTTGACTATCAGGGCGACACATTCGGATGGTCGCCGGAGTTTTCAGCTTGGTATGACGAACGCCGCGATCAGTACCTTCAAGATGCTCGCGATTACCTGAACGAAGACGTTACCACTGAAGAAATCGACGAAGAAATTCAGAACGAGCTGGAGGCATGGAATGACTGAACATCTCACTATCGAATTGCTGGTAGGCGACGGTGCATTGTTTGTCTCCAACCATTCTGGCGGCAAAGATAGCCAGGCGATGCTGATTAAACTGCTGGAAGTTATTCCGCCTAAGCAGCTCATCGTCGTCCATGCTTCGCTCGGCAAAATGGAATGGCCCGGTGCGCTGGAACTGGCCCAGCAGCAGGCAAAAAACGCTGGGTTACCGTTCATCGTTGCAAGGGCGCGCAAGACACTCCTGGAGATGGTAGAGCGGCGCTTTCAGAACCGCCCGGAGGTCCCGAGCTGGCCTTCGGCCAGTACACGTCAATGCACAAGTGACCTAAAACGTAATCCCATCCAGCGCGAAGTAAGAGCGTATGCGAAGTCGAATGGTTTCAAGACTATCGTTAACTGCCTCGGGCTGCGCGCCGAGGAGTCGCCGGGAAGAGCAAAGCGAAAGGCATTTCGTAAAAATGAAGCTGATTCAAATTCGGTGCATACCTGGTACGAGTGGTTACCTGTTCACGATCTTAAGGCCGAAGAGGTGTTCTCCACCATCAGCGCGGCAGGGCAGGAACCGCACTATGCCTATGCGCTGGGTAACGACCGCCTGAGTTGCGTTTTCTGCATCATGGCGAGCCGGAATGATCTTAGGAACGGTGCCAAACAGCACCCCGAACTACTGGAGGAGTATGCGTATCTGGAACAATGCACCGGCTATACGATGCACATGAACCGCATCCCAATCAAGGAGCTGGTCGCATGAAGGCTCTATTGGAGTACGCCACAAAACGCATCGTTGAGCTGGAAAGCCAGCTGCTGGTGGATGTGCCGGAAACGGTCTGGCCGGCTGAAGTAGGTATGGTCTATTCACAGGTAGAAAGTGCCGGTGATCTCCCGGCGCACCACCAGCGCCGCCTGAAACATCACATCAACCGCATGTGGCTGGAAAAAATGCCGGTACCGGCGATCGTCACTGCAGCCCGTTCGCTGGCCGCGGCCATGGAGAAATACGCGTGAGAGAAATCATCGTTGATAATTTTGCCGGCGGCGGGATGCTGTTTCCTAGGGCGCAATGCTATTGGGTTCAGGAGGTAAAACTAAGGGATAAAAAATTCTAACCTCCATATGTAGGATTCCTATAAAGAAGCCTAAAATTTCAGTGCATAACGACAATATTTGATTGGATTAGTCTAGATGCCACCCGAGGGCCGGGTAGGGAAGGTGCAACCCTAGAAGAGATGTTTATAATATTATAGTGTTTGGTCAGCAACTGATGCTATAAGAGTCATATTGATATCTATTTTCATGATCTTATCTTTGCAAATACATAGTGCTTTCTATAAATTAGGGCTGGTATTAAGACATGTACACAATGAGGGATTAAAAGTGATTAAACATTTACAGATAAAGAATTTTAAAAGTTTAGATGACGTTTCATTAAATAATCTTAAGAGAGTGAATTTTATAGCTGGAAAAAATGGGCGAGGCAAGACTTCTGTGCTTGACGCTATATTTATTTCTAATGATCTTATTTCACCTGATTGCCTTCTGAAACCTATAGTCTTTAGAGGTGGCGCGCCCATCCTAAACGAAAATGATATTTGGTATTCTTATTTTAATTCGTATGAGCCTGATAAAAAAATACATATAACTATTTCTAATGAGGATGGCGGGAAATATGAAACTACATTCGATGTAGAACGTAGAAAAAATAAGTCAAGCGAAAATATCAATGTGATTACAACTGAAAGTTATGAAAAAAACAAAATGTCTTTGACTTCATCAGATAGTAATCACACTTTAAATATTCGATTAAAAAACGTCACGAATAGGAAGAAAGAAGCTCTTTTGTTGCATGTAGAACAAACAATTAATGGTGCACAGATTACGGCAAAATTAACAAGGCATGGCAATGAAAATTTTTCAGTTCCTACAACATATATAACAACTTCCAATAAATTAAATTTTGCTAATACAATAAGTGTTATTGGTGAGTTGATTAAGAGGAAGGATAAGGCAAGATTATTGGAAGATATATCAATAATAAATAATAAAATCGTTAATATTGAGCTCGTTTTTTCGGGAGATCAACCAGAAATTTTAGTAGATATTGGTGAAAAAAGACTAGTGGATTTATCATCCTTAGGTGAAGGTGTTAGTAAATTATTAACAATTTTCGCCATATCTTTTTTTACGAGAAACGGCATAATTCTAATTGATGAGATTGAAAATGGAATACATTACTCTTTGATGCCTAAGATAATTTCAACTCTCGTGGAATTATCACATGAAAATAATAATCAGATTTTCATCACAACCCATAGCTTTGATGTGATAAATACTATTGGTGAAATGGTTCGTTCTGAGAAAATAACAGAAAGCGATATTTCTTTTACTCGAATAGGTTATTCTGATGTTAAGAGAAAGACGATTTCAACCACTTTTTCTATGGATGAAGTCAAGTTATCTACCGATGAAAATTGGGAGATCCGTTAATGAATAGTCCATTTTCAAGAAAAAGTTCAATTGAAAAATCAAAATTATTATTCGTTGAAGGCAAAGATGAGGTGATTTTTTTTGACTCTCTTTTGAAACACATGGGCAACCAGTATCATGATGAAATACAGGTTGTTCCTTATGAAGGCAAGGCTAAGCTTCATAACTTCATTTCGATGATATCCAAGACAGAAAATTTCATTGAGAATACTATTTCGTTAGTTATAACAAGGGATGCCGATGATGATATGACAGCGGCCGTGTCATCGATTAATCATACTTTAAAAAAAGTTTTTGATATTGATAATGTTCAGCATGGAGAATTTTATGAGAGTGATGTTATCAAAGTGGGGGTGTATATCCTTCCTGGTTATGTTAATAAAGGAGAACTAGAGGACCTAGTTTTAAATTCTCTTAAAGGGAATAATATTTATGGATTGGTTGATAGTTACTTTGTTTCACTTAGACATGAAACGCAGCCTGAAAATCAACAATCAGAGTTTCATTTTCCAAAAAAAGCTTCGAAAGCTAAGATGCAAATTTATTTTTCTAGTATGAAGGAATCAGATGCTCGTTTAGGTATATCTGCACAAAGGAAGTATGTTGATTTTGATCATCAATGTTTTAATGATATCAAAGAGTTTTTAATGAGATTGTAACTGCTTAGGGAGGCATTTTCGCCTGTCTGCCTCCCTCCCTTCAAATTTTAAATGTCTATTTGTGTAAGCTGTGTCTGATGATATTCAGACTCAAAAATAATATTATTTAGGCGACTTAAAATGATGGAGCGACAAATCATGTTTAAGTTCTATGTGATGCCAGGTTTGACAAGTTTATGAAATTAATTATTTTTAAGAGGATGCAGGAATGTAATTACACTTTTCAGATAGTCTGATTTATAGCTATTTTTAATTATATAAAAACAATACTGCAGAAAAAACAATATTTACACTCTAATAAATGAATCAAAAACCGTGTCTTTTTTATTGGCTAGCGCGCAGCCCTCTTTGAGCCGGTATATCTGTCCTGCATGATATTTTCATGAATCACACGATGCTTAAGCAGTCGCATGGTGTGGCAACCTACAACCATCGGCGGTTCCGCCGCCGTTCGCCGAGGCGCTGGTGCGCGCAAATTTTCCGGATGTGTAGTCGTTAAAAGAGCAGGCAGCGTAAATTGAAATGAGTAAGCCGGGTTTCCCCGGCTTTTGTTGCTGTACCGCTTGCGCGGCCCCTCCAAATTTACTGATATTTTATTTTCCCCGTGGAGGTGGATTTCTTATTCTTAAGAGATCAAGACAGAAATCTCGGGGCAACCCAAAAATTGGGACATAAAGAACCTCCTTTCGCATTGCCGGGAAAATGCCGAGTCGAAATCATAGCTCAGGCCGAAAGTTTGCACAAGTTAACCTTGCATAAAATTAGGGTTAATGGCTATTTTTAACTTAGCAGCAAAAAGCACAGAGGTACCCCAGCTAATTTTTTGTCGTCTGCCTGCATAATGAGTTCTACTAAGAGGGATTGAGCTCATCGGTCAAAGCTCTAGTCTTAACTAGAGGCAGGCAGCTTTGATAGGATTGCGCCACAAATATTAAACCAGTTAGGCACTACCGTGATTTCTTAACCTTCAGTGTAAAGCAGCGGTAGATTAAAAATTACTGTGTTGGAGGTCGTAAATGATTGTTGAATATCTATTAATCGGGCATGGGCTTGATGGTCAAATAAAAAAAGATGATTATCCTCAAAAAAAATTAATGGTAGTTCAAGTTGAAATACAGGCCGCGGGGAGTGGTGCTGGTGGAAAACCAATCAAAACTTTCGAAGTTAATCAATTCAGGTATAAAGATGATTATTATGCAGTTGCGATAGGCCGCTCTACTGATGGCAGTGAGATAGTTCAACTTATCGAGACTTCGGGTGTTAAACCTATACCAAAAGAATTGCTTTGATTTCATGAAATCAACCGCTCATAATACCATTGTCAGCCTGAACAACTGACGCTGATTACCGGCGCTATGGAGAACACCATGGCGCAGCTGCACCTCATCAAGCAATCCTCTGGAGTCCTGATCCCCGCTTCGCCGGAGACCAGCGATTTTTTGCATTCAAAATGCAAGCTCGGCGCTGTTCTGGTTGCCGATTTCAAAATGGTCCGTAACCCGGCATTTCATCGCAAATTTTTCGCTCTGCTTAATCTTGGTTTCGAATACTGGGTGCCGACCGGCGGCGCGATATCTTCCAACGAACGCAAACTGGTTAACGGTTACGCCAGATACCTTGCAGCTTTCGGGGGAAACGAAAGCGCGCTGATGGATACCGCAGGGCAATATCTGGATCAGATTGCCAGTCGCCGCATTACTAACGGCATCAGCCTCTGCAAATCCTTCGATGCATATCGTGCCTGGGTAACCATCGAATCTGGGCATTACGACGCTATCCAGCTCCCTGACGGCACCCTCCGGAAACATCCCCGCAGCATCGCCTTCGCCAATATGGACGAGACCGAGTTTCAGCAGCTCTACAGGGCAGCGCTCGATGTTCTGTGGCGCTGGATCCTTTCGCGAGCATTCAGAGACCAGCGCGAGGCCGAGAACGCCGCCGCGCAGCTGATGAATTTTGCGGGGTGAATATGGCTAAAAAACCTCGTCGAAAATGCATCCACTGCAGGGAGTGGTTTCACCCGGTACGTGATGGGCAGGTTGTTTGCTGCTACGCATGCGCAAGCGCTGTAGGCAAAGAGCAGACCGCAAAGAACCAGGCCGACACTATGCATGCTGAGAAGAAGCGCCAGCGCGAAGAGGAGAAAGAGCAGCGGGCACGCCAGGCGGAACGGCGACAGGCAGTTAAGCCGCTCAGCTATTTCATTAAACAGGCCCAGCAGGCTTTTAACGATTTCATCCGGTACCGCGATCGACATCTCCCGTGCATCAGCTGCGGGCGGCATCACGACGGTCAGTATCATGCCGGGCACTTCCGCACGACCGGGGCGAATCCGGAATTACGCTTCAACGAAGACAACTGCCATCGCCAGTGTGCCCCCTGTAATAACTACCTTTCAGGAAATCTCATCAACTATCGCCCGACGCTCATCCTGAAGATAGGGCAGGCGTGCTTTGATGCACTGATGGGGCAGCACGAAATGCCGAAGTGGGGTCGTGATGATTACATCCGCATCCGTGACGAGTACCGCGCAAAACTCAAAGAACTGAAACAGCAGGAGTCCGCATGACTACCGAAAATTATTACCAGATTGGTTGTGCCGCCCTGTTGGCGTTCGGCTACGCACGGGACTGGTTCGCAACGAGAGAGGGAAAGCTGTGAACAGAGAAAATTACAAAACAGACGTTATCCGCCTCCGCTGGCAGCGCCTGAGAACTTACCGCTTTCGCGGATCGGTTGTGACGGATTACCGCATATTGAGAAATTACATTAAATCAGCAATGAGGATTGCCGGATGAACCTGGAATCATTACCCAAGTACTTCGCGCCGAAATCGATGGTTCCGGGCACTGTTTCGTGTGGGACAGGAGGCGACGCACTTTCAATAACCGATGTGATGGCAGCGCTGGGTCTGGCAAATTCAAAAGCATCGGTCGGCATTGAGCTATATCTGGCTAAAGCTGGTGTTCTGGCACCGGATAACATTATAGCGTTCTTAACCCGACTGGCAGAACGCCGCGCCAGCCGTAACCAGTCGCTTCAGAAAATGACTGCAGCAGATCGAGAAAACTTCCTGCGAATTCTGGCCAGCTTCGTATTCCGCGATTATTCACTGAGCGCGGCAAGCCTGGTGACATGCCCGGGATGTGCAGGGGTGGGCTTTATTGACGCAGAAGTCTTTACCAACAAGGTTACCTGGCCTGACGGCAAACCACCGAAGTGGGTTAAGACCACAAAAGGGATCTCACCTTCCGACTGGGAAGAATGGAAATCGGTACGCGAGCAGGCGCGGGTGATTTGCCAGCCCTGTAACGGGAAAGGGAAGTTGAAGAACGAATGCCGCTGCCGTGGTCGCGGCGAAGTGCTCGACAAAAAGAAATCACAGCTGCAGGGTGTGCCGGTCTATAAACAGTGTCCAAGATGCAAAGGGCGCGGCTTCCCCCGTCTGAAAGACACTGAGGTGTTTAAGGCGCTGGGGGTGACGGAAACCACATGGCGGCGAAACTACAAATTGCTATTTGATCGCCTTGTTGAACATTGCCATGTAGAGGAATCACTGGCTCAGAAAGCATTAAGCAGAGTGACGCATTAAGAAGCTATTGCAAACGTGGCGGAATTTGGCTAATCTCGCTTCAACGATGGGATATTACGCCCATGACGTTAATCTTATTAAGAACCTCGCTACGGCGGGGTTTTTTGTTATCTGGCCTCCCGGCACCAATAAGACAAAGAACGGGTGGCGATGCGGGACCTATATTGCCAGTTTGTGATCATGCATGCAGAGTGGCTAAATTTGGACCGGCAGAGTTGAAATCATCGAAGCGGACACTACGATTAAAGAGCATTCTTTGACAGTTATAAAAATGAAAAAATGATGGCGAATCCCCCTGAGCGGAGGGGCATTACTGGATACCCTGTAATTGTTTCAGCATGCGAAGCGCTGCATCCAGTCAGCGTTTCACCGGGAGGCACCCGGCACCGTCGAGAAATGTTCTTCCTGATATGACCTGTTCGTCCGAGCAGGTCTTTTTTTGCCTGTGTATCCGAACAAAAGACACATGTTCATTCCCGTCAGGGCACCGCAGCATCTGAAGAACGACATCAGCATTAAGGCTCACTTCGGTGGGCCTTTTTTATTTCCCCTCATTTCTGAGAGGACTCATCACTAACGAGGGGGCGTAATGTCCGAACCTTTTTCCGGTACCGCAGCCGCCGGTAGCGCGCTGACCGGCGCCAGCATTTATGGACTGCTTACCGGCACCGATTACGGGGTGGTGTTCGGCGCGTTTGCCGGGGCGGTGTTCTACGTGGCCACCGCTGCCGACCTGACGATTTTTCGCCGCTCCGCGTATTTCGTCGTGTCGTATTTTGCTGGCGTCTATGGCTCCGGGCTGGTGGGTTCGTGGCTGGCAAGCATAACCGGCTACGCAGACAAGCCACTGGATGCGCTCGGCGCGGTAATTTTGTCTGCCGTGGCAATCAAGACACTGACATTTTTCAGTGAACAGGACCCGCTAAAGCTGCTGGCACGCTGGAGAGGGGGAACCAATGGTAACTAACGATCCGCTGGTGGTGACGAACGTAATGGCCTGTGCCGCCATTGTTCTGCGCCTGATGATGTTCCGCAAGCCTGGCGGGCGACATAACCCGTGGGCCTCATGGCTGGCCTATCTGATTATCCTGGCGTATGCATCGGTACCGTTCCGGTATCTGTTTGACTCCTACCTGCATACCCACTGGGCAACCGTGACTATAAACCTGATTATCTGCGCCGCCGTGTTTCGTGCGCGGGGTAACGTGGCGCGGCTCTTCTATGTACTGAGGTCTGAATGAAACAATCACAATTTCAGCAGGCGGCTGGTATAAGCGCCGGATTAGCTGCGCGCTGGTTTCCGCACATTGAAGCGGCCATGAAAGAATTCGGTATCACTACACCGACTGACCAGGCGATGTTTATCGCGCAGACCGGGCATGAATCTGTTGGCTTCTGCCGTCTGGTGGAGAGCATGAATTACAGCGTGGCAGGTCTGGCGGGTTTCATCCGCGCCGGGCGCCTTACTCAGGACCAGGCTAACTCGCTGGGCCGCCGCTCGTATGAAAAGGTGTTGCCACTGGAGCGCCAGCGCGCTATTGCCAATCTGGTTTACAGCAAACGCCTCGGCAATAAAGCACCGGGTGATGGCTGGAAATATCGCGGCCGCGGCCTGATTCAGATCACCGGTCAGGATAATTACCGACGCTGTGGTGCCGCGCTGAAACTCGATCTGGTCACCAGCCCCGAGCTACTGGAGCAGGACCGTAACGCGGCGCATTCGGCGGCATGGTTCTACGCCGCTCACGGATGCCTGCTTTATTCCGGCGACCTTGCCCGCGTCACGCAGATTATTAATGGCGGGCAGAACGGCATTGAAGACCGCAGGCAACGTTACAACCGTGCGCGTGGTGCGCTGGTATGAACTGGCGTTATGTTCTTCTGGCGCTGGTGGTCGCAATCTCCGCCACAGCACTTATCGCCTGGCGTTCTGGCTGGAATGCGCACGCCGACCACATTAACGCGCTGGCGGCAGACAAGAAAGATAAGGCCGAAAAAACCATCCAGCCGGTAGAGATAAAGGCCGCTGCGGCTAGTGCCGAGGCGAAGGTGATTTACCGGACCATAACCCGCGACGTGGGGAAATATGTCCAGGATCCGAACCGTACTGTGTGCAAGTTTGATAATGAGTCTGTGCGGCTGCGCCAGCGTGCCATCGACGCTGCCAACTCCATCAGCGGATTTGATGCAGGAACCGTGCAGGGCAAGTAATGCCGGTGCAAACAGCGACGACGATTTGCAGGCAGACATCGAGACCGCTGAATGCATGCGTCAGCTGCGGATCAACACATATCGCTGGCAGGCCTGGTACAGAGCTGTTAAGTAGGGTTACTCAGTTTCTTTATATGAGCGACAATGTTCCAGTTAATGATGCATGACGCTATAAGCCCTATGTACCAGGGAATGCTTGACCCCTCGAAAAATTTTTCACCGATGATATCGCCCAGAGCAAGGCATGTAAAAATTGAAGAAAAATGAAGCCATAAGCCAAAAATTTTGGGGTTGTTCAACATAAATATCATCCATTGACCTTAAGTTAACAAACCATCGCTTATATCAATAGCTAAAATCAACTACCTGTTTCAGTACGTTACGGCAGTGCTTATCACAATGCGCTTACACTGCAGAGCGTCTGATGATGTTCTCTCCGCTCTGCACCCCCCCACGGTTAGCCACGCTGTGAAGCATCGCGAAATCGGCATTTTATAAAGCATTTCTTCATCACTCGCAATAATGCACAATGTCCTTTCCTTTAGAGGAGGGGATATGGGAACTCAAACGCAATGGTTTTTTTCTTGGAACGCATACGATGCATCCACCTGGGAGCATTTGCCACAGTATTCTTTTGGTGAGGTTTATGTTTGCGATGGCGGTAAAACCGGTGATGAAATATTCGTTGAGTTAATGGCTGAAAAAAGGAAAATGAAAGATAACCTCTGGATACAGTGCATTGCATTCAACAAATTGTAACCGCCACAGGGCGGTTTTGATTAACATCAACGTTGGCATTGAAGCAGGCATTGGCGAGTACCTGTTATAATACCTGTCATCGACACTCACAAACGAGAAGCTTTATGCGTGACGTTATGCTCTTCGGTGAGGGCTGGAACGGTGAAGTAAGAAAAGTGGCAGAGGGGATGCATCGTTATTATTACACCCCCGAAGAAAAAGATCAGCGCCATCGCGAAGCCGTTTTCTCAATTTTAGAGTATCGATCATTCAGTGGTAAAAATTACTGGATTGGATTTCCGGTTATCGAGCCGTCTCTCTCAGATATTGAGTGGGCCATTATGAAATACCAGCCTGCGCCCGTTTCGTAGTTCACGTGTTACTAAAAGATTAATTCCCTGGCCTCGCTTACGCGGGGCTTTTTATTGTGCTTCGTAAGCACATCAATGATTAAGGTGACACTATGGTTGATAGCTCAATGAATCGGCCATACCCACCGCCCCAGTTTATCGATAACCCGGACTTCAAGCCCTACATACGATTAATCCCGGCTGAAGGCGTTCACGAGTGGATACATACCGGGATACTGAGTGAAGAAGGCACCCTGCATAACCCTGACCATTTCCACTTACTGGAAGCTGACATCGTATTCATGTGGGCGTCGAATGCATTCGCGAAGAAGGGGCGCGCAGTACTGGGCCAGTGCGAAGAGGTAATGATGCGCGCTGGTGGCTGGCAAAAAGCCCGAATGGAACAGCAGATGTACGAATGGTTCGGGCACATCCCGGATTTTATTATCACCCTGGCCGCTGATTACTGCGCCCAATGTTCCGATCTGGAGTTCTGCGCGCTGGTCGAGCATGAGCTTTACCACATCGCACAGGAAACCGATGAATTTGGCGCGCCGAAATTCTACCGGGACAGTGGATTACCCAAACTGAAACTGCGCGGCCACGATGTGGAAGAGTTTGTTGGCGTCGTTCGCCGCTATGGTGCCAGTCACGATGTGCAAGAGTTGGTTAACGCAGCGAGCAAGCCTGCGGAAGTGGCTCATATTGATATCGCCAGAGCATGCGGGACGTGCATGCTGAAACTGGCTTGATTACCTGGACTGACCTGGACGAATGGTGAATTATGGCGGCTCTTAAAAATGATGTGAAAGCCTACATAGTTCAGGCGCTTGCGTGCTTCGATACCCCCTCTCAGGTTGTCGAGTCTGTCCAGGCAGAATTTCAGGTAAAAATTACCCGCCAGCAGGTCGAAGCCTACGACCCCACGAAGGCCAGCGGCAAGGCGTTAGCCGCCCGATGGGTGGAAATGTTCAACGCCACCCGCACCCGTTTCCAGAACGAGATCGCCGACATCCCGATCGCCAACAAGGCGTACCGGCTGCGTGCGCTCGACCGAATGATGACGAAGGCCGAGACAATGCGGAATATGGCGCTGGCAGCGTCATTGATGGAACAGGCTGCAAAAGAGTGTGGTGATGCTTACACCAACAAACATAAATTCGAGCATTCCGGGCCGAACGGTGGCGCTATCCAGACGATCACCATGAGCAAAGAGGAATACAAATCCGCAAGGCAGGAGATGATGGAGGATGACGACTGCTGAGCAAAAGGCATTTGCCCGTAAGGTTGAATGCGAAGAGGATGGGCTGTATTACGCGCGCTATTTCTTCAAACAGCGCACCGGCGGCAAGATGATTGTCGCACCACATCACAAAGTTATTCAGCAGACGCTGAACCGCGTTATAGATGGTGAGATAAAACGCCTGGTCATTAACGTTCCGCCTGGTTACACCAAAACTGAACTGGCTACCATTAACATGATGGGCCGGGGACTGGCGCTGAACCGGCGCGCCCGGTTTATGCACCTGTCGTACTCCCACCAGCTGGCGCTACTGAACTCATCGACTGCACGCGGCATGGTCAAATCCCAGGCCTACCAGTCAATGTGGCCGATGGCGCTGCGTGACGACGCCGACAGTAAGGCGATGTGGTGGAACGAATACGGTGGTGGGGTTTACGCGTCGTCAGCTGCCGGGCAGGTTACCGGTTTTCGTGCCGGACACATGGAGCCTGGCTGGCAGGGTGCGCTGATTATTGATGACCCGGTAAAGCCTGATGATGCCTACAGTGAGACAGTGCGCGATGGTGTGAATAACCGCTTTAACGAAACCATCAAATCACGTCTTGCCGTAGAAACGACGCCGATGATTGTGATTATGCAGCGCATCCACTACCACGACCTCAGTGGATACCTGCTGCGCGGTGGCTCCGGTGAAAAGTGGCATCACCTTAATCTGCCTGTGATTATCGATAACAGCCAGGCGTATTCGGCGCAGTATCCGGAGAACTCCCACGCTATTCCGATAGATCATGGTCTGCGTGATGGCTGGCTCTGGCCATTCAAGCACAACGAGACACATCGCGTTTCCCTGTTCTCGCACCGGCGCACCGCCGAGGCGCAGTACATGCAGAAGCCGCGGCGTTTCAACGCTGAGGGCGCGCTGTGGAACGAGGCTATGATAAGCGCCTCCCGTGATCTGCAGATCCGTTTCGACAAGGTTCGCTCGGTAGTGGCCATCGACCCGCAGGCAACCAACAGCGATGAAAGCGACGAATCCGGCATAGTGGCCGCGAGCGCCTATGGTACTGGTGATAAAAAGCAGTTCTCTGTTGATGGAGACTACAGCGGCAAGTATTCACCGGCTGGCTGGGCTAAAAAGGCCATGTGGGCTTACGAAGAGCACGAGGCCGATGCGATAGTGATCGAAACGAACCAGGGCGGCGATATGGCCGAGGAAACGCTGCGCAATGCCGGGTACAAAGGCCGCATTATCCGTGTCCATGCCAGCAAGGGGAAATATGCCCGCGCCGAACCAATATCTGCGCTCTACGAACAGGGCCGCGTTGCGCACAACGGGAATCTCTATGTACTGGAGAATCAGCTAATGGAGTATGTGCCAGCCACAGCCAAAAAATCGCCTGACCGTCTCGACGCGGCGGTATATGCACTCACCGAACTCGGCGGAGCACAGCCGATGGGCATGATGATTCCAAAACGTTTGCAAAGCAGATAAAGTAAACACTCTTCCATTGAGCAGGAAATCCCATGATCATAACTAAAGTAAAATTCCAAACTCAGCATTTATTTTCATCACATGAGGTAACAAACTTTCAGGTTACAGCCTCCATAGCCTATGTTGACGGTATGGAAATTGATGGCACTTCAAATTTCCAGGTACCACTTGGCTCATCAGAGAAGGTGATTAAAGAAGCGCTTAAAAAAGCTGAAAACACCGCTTTCAATGTTGCATTAGATTTGACGTCAACATTAATAGAAGATTCTAAAAATTAAATAATCATAAAGAATTCATAATCTACCCGGCATCGCCGGGTTTTTTATTGCCTTAACCCCACCAAACGGACCCCAGCATGAACAATAATCTTCAACTGGCCGTCAACCATGCGTTGGCCGATGCCAGCCTTGCGCGCGCCCGTATGCTGGCGGCTAACCCGACAATGGGGCTGGATGCCAAGCGCAGCACAGCGTGGTGCGAGTACGGCTTCAAAGAGGATCTGACCTTTGACGACCTCTACAGCCTGTACCGGCGTGGCGGTATTGCACACGGCGCGGTCAAAAAGCTGATCGGCGCGTGCTGGCAAAGCAACCCGGAAATTATCGAAGGCGATGAGCAGGACGAGACCCGCAAGGAAACAGCCTGGGAGCGGAAGGCAAAGACTGTGTTAACTCATCGCTTCTGGCGTTCGTTTGCCGAGGCCGATTTACGGCGGCTGGTGGGGCGTTACTCCGGCATTCTGCTGCATGTACGGGACGGCAAAGACTGGAACCTGCCTGTAACCAGAGGGCGGGGACTGGAGAAAATTACCGTTGCCTGGGCGGGAACAATTAAGGTTAAGGACTGGGATACAGGTCTTAACTCCCGCACCTACGGCCAGCCGAAAATGTGGCAGTACATCGAGCAACTGGCGAACGGCGCCATCCGGCGCGTGGACGTTCATCCGGATCGCGTTTTTATCCTGGGTGATTATTCTTCCGACGCTATTGGTTTTCTGGAGCCTGCCTATAACGCTTTCGTCAGTCTGGAGAAGGTGGAAGGCGGTTCCGGTGAATCATTCCTGAAGAACGCCGCCCGTCAGCTGAGCATCAACTTCGATAAAGAAATCGACTTCAACAATCTGGCATCGCTCTATGGCGTAAATGTTGCGGAGCTCCAGGAAAAATTTAATGAAGTCGCCGTTGAGGTTAACCGGGGTAATGACGCGCTACTGACAACCCAGGGTGCAGCTGTCACACCGCTGGTAACCACGGTAGCCGACCCCGGCCCGACTTATGACGTGAACCTGCAGACTGCTGCCGCTGCGCTGGATATCCCGACCAAAATCCTCGTTGGTATGCAGACGGGCGAGCGTGCCAGCACTGAAGACCAGCGATACTTCAACGCGCGCTGCCAGTCCCGCCGGGGTGATTTGTCATTCGATATTGAAGACCTGTGCGACAAGCTGGTGGAGCTGGGCATTCTCGACGCGGTAGGGCAGAAGACGGTTATCTGGGATGACCTGAATGCCAGCACCGACGCCGAGAAGCTGGCCGCAGCCAAAACCATGGCGGAAATTAACAGCGCCTCAATCGCCACTGGCGAACAGCCCTTCACCGGTGAAGAAATCCGCGTCGCTGCCGGGTATGAGGGCTCGCCTGAACCGCTGGGGGAAGACAATGAAGAAGAGGAAAACGAAACCTCCGATTCTGCCGGGAAACCTTAACGATCCCACCGGTGCAGACCGACTCGAGCGTGGCGCAATTAACGAGTTCGGCAAACGGATAAGGCGCATTGCCAAAGCCTACCAGGAAATTCTCGACCGTATTCCCGCATCGCCCGCTGTAAACCTTCGCTACACATTCGACCTGGACACCTCACTGTTATCAATGCTTCTCAGCAACGCCTCGGTGATTGTTGATGAAATCCTCTTTGGTGGCAGCGAGACCGATTTCTGGTTCTGGCGGGATTACGTCAGGCAGGGATATCAGCGCGGCACGGCCCAGGAATTTGCCAGCCTGTCGCAGCAGTCGCCGGTATATGCCGCCGGGCGTGAAAGTCTCCAGCAGCTGTTGCTGAGCGATCCTTATCAGCGCCGCCTTCTGCTGGTTAGAGCCCGAGTTTTTGAGGAGATGAAAAACCTCAGTGCGCGGATGAAATCAGACATGGCGCGCATTCTGACCGATGGCATGGGACGGGGGCAGAACCCACGGGAAATTGCGAAACGTCTCACCAGCCAGACCGGGATTGAACTCAGTCGGGCTAAACGTATTGCCCGCACGGAAATACCGACGGCGCTGCGACGGGCCCGGTGGGATGAAACGGATGATGCCGAAGCTCAGTACGGCATTACAACCCGTCTTTTGCACCTTTCAGCGTTCAGCCCGACAACGCGACGTAAGCATGCGCTTCGCCACGGATATCTCTACACCACCGAAGAGGTTCGCGACTGGTACAGCGTCGACGGCAACGCGATTAACTGTAAGTGCACGCAGGTTGCTGTGCTTGTTAATGCCAGCGGTCAGCCGCTTAACCCGAACATCATTGATATGGCTAAAAAACGCCTGGAGAAAGCGCAGAAAGCCGGACTCATCGCCAACCACTGCGACTGCGGCCACCACAGAGCCGCGTAACCGCGAGACACCACCATGACCATGCAAGTAAACGTCACCACCCGTGTGAACAGCCAGTCCATCCGTCGGGAAGTTCACAACGGGCGCGATCATCTGATCCTGCCCAGTTACACGCTACCGGCCAATGTCGTTATGAACGGCGGTCTCTATTCTGCCAGTGAAATCGACGCGCACTATGCGGGCCTCGAGGGGACGCTGGCACCGCTCGGTCATCCGCAGGTAAACGGCCAGTTTGTGTCGGCCTTCTCGCCTGAAGGGCTGAATGTCGGGTTCGTCGGCGCGTGGAACCGCAACGTTAAAAAAGCCGGGAATCGTATCTACCTGGAGAAATGGGTGGATGTGAACAAGGCCAGTGAATCTGAAGGTGGCCGGGAACTCCTCGAACGCGTGGCAGCCATTGAGCGCGGCGAGGATGTGCCGCCAATTCACACCAGTGTGGCGGTGTTTCTTGACCAGCTCGAACCCAATGAAGAACAGAAAGCGCTGGGTGCTGAGTGGGTGGCAAAAATACACGGCATGGATCACGACGCCATTCTGCTGCACGAAGTTGGCGCGGCCACACCAGAACAGGGCGTCGGCCTGATGGTTAATGCTGACCTCGCCACACCGCTAAAAGCCAACTCAGGCGCGCTGGTGGGAGAATCTTTCCGGGAGCGAGAGCTACGCCTCGACCGGGCTGCAAAAGCAAAGTTTGCCCCCGGTGAGAACGAATACGCCTGGGTGGCCGACTTCACCGATTCGCAGGTAGTGATTATTCGCAATGGCGGCAGTGCGCAGGTTTACGGCTACACCGCTGACGGCGGAAAAATCACCTTTGACGACACTGGCATACCTGTAGCCCGTCAGGAATCCTGGGTCACCGTTGTAACCAACAAAGTTAAATCCCTTTTCACACCGCAGGATAAGCCTGCAACCAACCATCAAACGGAGGGCGACATGCCTTTAACCAAAGAAGAACTGGAACAAATCGGCAGCATGATCGGCCAGGCCGTCGCTACCAATACGGAGGCGGCTATTAAGCCTCTCGCGGAAAAGGTTGATGTGCTGCAGGCCAATCAGCAGCAGCTCGCTGAAACGCTGACCGCTAACTCCCGTGCCGAAGAAGCAACGAAGCGCGCGGCGGTTGCGAAAGTTCACGGCGAGATCGTTGCGAACGCGCTGTCAGGTGACGCACTGGATGCAATGTTCAAAAACCTGGGCGTAGCTGCACCGCTGGGCACTAACTCCGCGCAGCAGCAGAAAGAAACCGGCGCGCCAGATGCAAGCACCTACTTCACAGCCTAACCGAGCAGGCTGAACCGTTACCCACTTTTAAAGGAGACCGCGCATGGCTTCCCGCTATCGTCGCGTAAATATCGACGGGCAGTCGCTTTTTAAGACTGAAACCCGTACCACTGCCGCTGCCCTGTTGCCGGGTACTGCGGCAATCATCAACAGTGATGATCAGTTTTCGCAGGCTTCTGCACTGACTGGACGTCTGTACATTATTGACTGCGCTTATCATCAGGGGCTGGGTATCCGCGATGCCGTTCCTGAAGGCGATTCCGCTGTAGGTAACTACGTGGAAGAAGGGCGTGAGCTGGCGCTGCTGTGTGTTCCGGGAACTTACGAGAAAGACAGCCCGATTAAGCTTGGGGCGAATGGCCAGTTCACCCTTGCTACCGATGATACCGACGCGGTGATTGGCTACAGCCAGGACGAAGCCACCATTGCGGCAGGCGCTACCGATTTCATCCGCGTTCGTATGCGTGTTGGCACTGCCGCCGCAGCCGCTGGCGCTTAACTCAAGGATAAAAGCACATGTATTTTTCACGAGAAACCCTGGCGGCTAACAGCCGCCTTGTTGGCCACTGGAATGAGCTGTGGGCTAACCGCAATATGTGGAACGCTCAGCACAACGCGATGATCGCCACCAACCGTGCTCACATGACGCCAGACATGCTGGCGTGTAACGCTGTGGGTGGCTTCGCCCGCGAGTTCTGGGCTGAGATTGACCGCCAGGTCATCCAGTTGCGCGATCAGGAGGTCGGCATCGAGATTGTCAACGATCTGCTGGGCGTGCAAACCGTGTTGTCGGTCGGCAAGACCGTCAAGCTCTATAACGTTGTTGGCGATATTGCAGATGATGTGAAAGTAACGATTGACGGTCAGGCCCCGTTCTCGTTTGACCAGACTGATTACGACAACGACGGCGACCCGATCCCGGTGTTCACTGCTGGTTACGGTGTGAACTGGCGTCACGTTGTAGGCATGAGCTCTGTCGGTATCGATCTGGTGCTGGACTCGCAGTCTGCGAAGCTGAAACAGGTCAATAAGCGACGCGTTTCGTACTATCTGGACGGCGACCGCCATATTCAGGTGCAGGGCTATAAAGCCCAGGGCATGCGTAATCACCGCAACACGAAGCGGATTAATCTCGGCTCCGGTGCTGGTGGCGCGAATATTGACCTGACCAGCGCTAATCAGGCGCAGCTGATCACGTTCTTTGGAAAGGGGGCGTTCGGCTCAACAGCCCGCGCTAACCGTGTCGCGCAGTACGATATCATGTGGGTGAGTCCTGAAATCTGGGCAAACCTCATGCAGCCGTATGTGGTGAATGGTGTGGTCAGCGGTAACATTCTGAATGCTGTGATGCCGTTCGCGCCTGTCAAAGAGATCCGCCCGACCTTTGCGTTCAAGGATAACGAGTTCCTGGCGTACCAGCGCCGCAAAGAAGTGATCTCTCCCTTGGTGGGCATGGCTCAGGGCATTGTGCCGCTTCCGCGTCCACTGCCGAACGTTAACTACAACTTCCAGATCATGTCTGCTGAAGGCCTGCAAATCACCGCAGACGCAGAAGGCCTGTCAGGCGTTGTCTACGGCGCAGCTGCCTGAGGATACGCAATATGACTAAGTACGAAGTGATCCGCCCGTGGTACGGCGTTGCTGTCGGGGATATCGTGGAGTTTGAGAGTCTTAATCCGGCTTTTAAATCCAACGTCCGCCTGATGCGTGGTGAGGCTGGTGGCACGCTCAACCCGGCAACGCCAAATGCGGGCAGCGAAGGCAGTGATGGCAAATCCCGTAAGGAGATTATCGCCAATCGCCTGAAAGAGCTGGATATCGAGTTCAAAGGCAGCCTGGGCGCTGAAAAGCTTTCGGAGCTGCTGCCTGACGGTGAGCTCGAGAAACTCTTCCCCGCTGAATAACAGCCGCCACTCAGGCGGTTTTTTTATGCCCCGTTCCGGCGGGGCTTTTTATTTCAGGAGTCAGCCATGGTAAATCCCGAACAGGCGCAGCAGTACTTAAGCGGTCAGGGGATTACCCTGCCGGATTTCGTGCTGGCGGCGCTGGTGGAGCAGGTAAACAGCATCGAAACGTGCCTGAGTCTGCATTATCCGGCCGCAACAGCGATGCTTATCCAGCTTTACGTGCTGGCACTAATGGGGCTGGGGCAGGGTGATAAATATCTGTCCAGCCAGACCGCGCCAAACGGCGCATCCCGGTCGTTCCGCTACCAGTCGTTCTCCGATCGCTGGAAAGGCGCGCTGAACCTGCTGCGCGGGCTGGACAAGCACGGCTGCGCGACGGCGCTCATCCCGCCAGACCCGACCGCTACCCCTGCATTCGGCGGTATCTGGATCGGCAAAGGCGGATGCATGAGCAACGGGGGCCGGTAATGGCATGGGTATCGGTGAAACAGCGTCTGCCGGTGCCGCTCGTCAAGGTATGGGTGATGACAGACAGCGGCAGAAAGGCCTCCGGCTACGTCAAAACTAACGGTGAATGGTTCATCTTTTGCCGTGCGGTTGCCGCCGGGAACCCAGAAGTGATCAGCTGGGAGGAGTCATGAGCGCTACAGCGAACTGGGTTTATACCAATCTCGCGACCATTTATCCGCGCACGTACGATGACTGGAAGGGTATATGGCTAACCGGCACACCGTATCTTATCGACTGCACATGGGAGGTAAACCAGGAACAGGCGGTCGATGATGCCGGTACCGAGTTCACCACTAACCTGATTATCTCCACCGAGCTAAAGCACAACGGCGCAGATGTCCGCAAGCCGCTGCGTAATGACTATGTCGCAGTGGGTGACACAACCGCCGAGTCAGACCCGATAAAAGCGAAAGGCGATGTGATCCGGGCGGTCCGGATGTGGGATATGTCGTTTTTCGGCGAGGAACCCGACTACAAAATTCTGACCTCTGACCGTAATTAGCCCGATGCCTGATAATTACAGGAGACAACGCTATGCCCGTTAAAGGTATTAAACGTGTTCAGTTAAGCATGGGCAACGTGATTGGAAACATCACCGGGGCATTAACAGAAAAGGTGATCACCGAAGTCATGATCGTCGGCTCCGGTTACGCAGCGCAGATAACCCCGATTCACACATCCACGCTGGTGAACAGCATGTATCGCGAGTTGAAGCCAGGGTCTGGCGGAATGACCGGACGGGTGGGCTATACCGCGAGTTATGCCGCGCGCGTGAATGCGGCCAGTGGCACGTTAAAAGGCAAGCCCCGCCCGGACGGCAGCGGTAATTACTGGGACCCGGATGCTGAGCCAGATTTCCTGCGTAAAGGTTTTGAGCGCGACGGCATAGACGACATCAAAGCCACCATTAAACGAGGCTACAAATTATGACGCGAAGCGAGGTTTTTGATGCGTTACGCGCCTGGCTGCAGAGCCACGGTTTTGATACCGGCTACCGTGTACAGAAGCGGTTCTGGGTCGAGGTGGAAGATTCACAGAGCGAACGCTATCTCGTTATCCAGCAGCAGGGCGGTGGCGCGGCAGAAGAGGCCATCACCCGTGACTACTTCCGCTTCATCTTGCTGACCGGGCAGAACGACGCTGATGTTGATGCGGTGGAAAACACCGCCGACGCCATCCGCCAGGCCATGCTCGATGACTACCACACCGAATGCATCATCTCAATGCAGCCAGTCGGGGGCGTTCCCGCCTTCCGCACCGAAGAGGGCCGCTGCGCCTTCGAAATTAACTTCCAGACCATTATTTCCCGATAATACGGAGTAACACATATGACTTGTGAATCAGGTGCATTCACGGGGCGCGACGTCGTCGTTTATTTTGCGATTGGTTGCCCGGAGGTTCAGCCCACGCTGAGCCAGTACAAGCGCCTCGGCATGATGCGTGGCAAAACAACCGGCGTTGAATGGGAAACCGCAGATGCCACGGCTGACCAGAGCGCGGCATATACACAGGAGAATCTGGTCACGTATAAAAACGTATCCTTCTCCGGCGACGGCGTAAGTCGCAAGGAAGCTATCTACGGTCAGAAGGAAATGAAGCGCCATGTTTATAACCCGCCAGGAGAAACCAGCAATCAGCCTTACGTGTGGCTGAAAATTATCTCGCCGTTCGATATCACAGAAGGCCCGTTCCTGGTAACGAGCTGGCAGGATGAATCACCGCATGATGACGTGGCCACGTGGTCGATTGAAGCCTCCAGCGCCGGGCTGGTGGATGTCCGCGACGTGGGCGCGGTCATTAACATTACCTCCCAGCCGCAGAACCGCACCATTACCACCGGCAGCACGCTGACACTTACCACAGCGGCGACCGTGACTGATGGTTCAGCGCTGACGTATCAGTGGAAGAAGAACGGCACGGATATCAGCGGCGCCACGGCGGCCACCTACACCAAAGCCAGCGCGGTGGCGGGGGATGCCGGCTCTTATACCTGCCAGGTTTCATCGCCCACCGCCGGTACCGTCACCACGAGCCCGGCAACAGTTGTGGTCAACGCGTCTTAACTGACAGGGGCGAAAGCCCCTTTGAGGTTTTATGCAGGCAATTACCGATATCGGCCAGGCGGAGATCCGCGCCGGTGGCCGGAGAATATTCCTCAACCCTTCGTTTCTTGCGATGTCACGCATCGGCACGCCGGAAGAGATTGTCGGGGCGTTCGTGACGGTGCACGGCGGACATTATCCTGAGCACCGGATCAGCGATGTTGAGGTGATGCGCAGCATCCAGGCGCGCTGTTTTGCTGATATGGTTGTTACTGCGGCAAAGGTAGTGCAGGCGGCCTGCGATGATGATCTTCGCCAGATGATCGGTGTTTGCTCAGTCACAGCAAAAGGCAAGTTATCTTATCGCCCCGGCCTGCTGCCGGTATCACACATTATCCAGCTGGCGCGCCACCTTATTCGCCATGGGGTGATGGGTGACCAGCCACAGGAAGCCGCCAGTAAAGGCGAGGGCGAATACTCGGGCAAATTCGATGCCCGTTCATTTGTATATATGGCAGTAGCGCACCTGGCCATGAGTGAATCCGATGCATGGAACATGACCATGACCAGCTTTCGTGCTGCGATGAATGCCAAGTATCCGCCGAAGGAAGCCGCGAAAATCCCGACCGAGCAGCATTACGATGAAGCTATGGACTGGGCAGATACGATGTTTGCACTTGATGCGCAGCGGAACGGGCTGCACTGACCGCTGTTACTGAGATCAAAAAATCACTCTATACCGTTGCGCTCATTCTATTGCCTGATAGGATAAATCTGAACATTCACTAATGGATTTAGAGAAATGAAAAAAATTTTACTAACGGTTATTGGATTAATGGCTGTAGCTTCCGCTAATGCAGGCCAGTGGAAGGAGTCTTATCAAAGTGATGAAATGCGGGGGACGTCAAGAAAGTTTGTCGAAAACTCTTCAGTTAATTCAGTAGATTTTGAATTTCCGTATAATGGAGGTTCAAGTATGTCTATAGTGCTACGCTCCAATAACACTGAGCTTAAAAATAATGAAAAAGCTGAAGAACTACCACTTTCTGAAGCAATGCTCATTATTAGTAAAGGGCAATTTACATGCGATTCTTATAACGATTGCTCGATATCTGTAAAATTTGATGATGAAAAAATACAACGATATTCAATGTCAAGGTCTTCATCTGGGAGTTCTGATGTGATGTTTATTGATGATTCCCGGCAATTTATAAAAAACATTAAGAGTCATAATAAGTTGATTATAGAAGCTCAGTTTTACCGAGCTGGAGCTAAACAATTTAAATTTGATTTAACAGGTCTCAAGTAGGAAACCTTGATTGACAGGGAAGTTTTTTACTAGTCGGGGTCTTTTGAGGGTTTATTAAAATATAGCTTCAGGAGTTATTATGAAAAGGATAATTGTATTTGCATTGCTTTTTATGATTATTGTGATGCCAGTGTTTATCGCTCAAAAAATCACTTTTTTTAGTATCCAGCCTATCGGTGCTATTCCAGATGGCGTCACGGTTGTTATGTGGCGCAAAGATGGCATGAAGCTTTTTGATAGCCCTGATGGTATTTGCCTACGCAGGGTAGGCAGTGTAAGCCTTATGTGTCGAGCTATGGCGATGGGAAATATAACTGATAAAACCGAGATAATATTCAAACTACCATATATTGAGAAAGCGTATATGCTTTCAACCGAAGGAAAGAAGTTTGATAGGTAAATCTGATTAAGTGTGATTTAAAATTGCTTTATCATAGTCATTCATTAACCCCGTATACTCCTTGCGGGGTTTTTTTATTTCCTGGAGAAAATAAAAATGTCCGAAAACGTTGGTGAGATTGTTTATATCATCCGCGCTGATACTGCACAGCTTCTTACAGCCGGTCGCAACGTCGTCGATATGACGAATGATCTCCAGAGTAATTTTGATGATACCGACGAGTCAGCCGATAACTTGAATACGACGCTGTCGAAACTCGCAGCAACGATCAAGTTAATTTTTGCCGCAGGGGCGCTGCGTGAGATGGCAAAAATGGTGCAGAGCTATCAGGAGATGGCCGAGCGCGTTCAGATGGCGACATCAAGTCAGGCTGAATTTGAAAGCGTTCAGAAGCGCATGCTTAATACGGCTAATGGGACTTATCGCTCTTTAGCAGAGGCCCAGGAGCTTTATATTCGAAGCGCCGACGGTCTGCGCAGCATGGGTTATTCCACTGAACAGGCTATCGATGTCCAAGACTCAATGTCTTATGCGTTCGTAAAGAACGCCGCCAGCGCAGATCGCGCAGAGTCAGCCATCAGCGCTTTCACCAAAGCGATAAACACAGGTAAAGTCTCTGCTGATCAATGGGAGTCCATCACTACCGCCATCCCAACGGTAATCAATGATATTGCCACCGCCAGCAAAAAAACCTCCGCCGAAGTACGTGCGCTGGGCGCAGCAGGCAAACTGACAGCTTCAGACCTTAGTGAAGGGTTGCGGCAATCTCTTGACGACAATGCCGCAGCGGCAGCTGGAATGTCCAACAACCTTACCGATGCTGGTGTGAGGATGAAAACGGCCTTTACCGAAGTTTTGGTAGCAATCGAGGGCCAGACAGGCGCGTTACAAGCCTTCACCAACGGTCTAATTGCTGCCGCTGACACTATTCTGGAGTTCGGACGAGATTCCGAAGAAATGGCCTGCTTTATTGATACAGCAACTATTGCCGCAAAGGCTTTCGCGCTTGTTCTGGCTGGACGATATGCTGGTGCCTTAAAAGCGGGTGTAGCCATTAAAGTTCAACACATCGCTGCAAACCGCCAACTGATTACCGCCGAAAACCAGGCAGCTCAAGCCGCCCTATTTTCCGCCAATGCCACGCAACGCAGATCAATAGCGGATAAAGAAGCGGCAATTTCCGCCCTCAATCTTGCTCAGGCTGAATACAATGTTGCACGGGGCAGTGCAGCAGAAATGCTTGCGCTTGATAACCTTATAGCCGCAAAAACCAGAGCGACTGCAGCATCTATCGCATTAACAGAGGCGGAGACGGCACAAGCTGCAGCTACGGCAAGAGCCGCTGCCGCTGCTAGTGCTGCATCTGTTGGTATGGGGTTGCTGCGTAATGCTTTCTCGTTAATTGGCGGCACTGCGGGTGTTGTGATGATAGCCGCCGGAGCTCTGCTGTACTGGTGGCAAACCACAAAACAGGCAAAAGAAGAAGCAATCAACTTTGCCAGTTCTCTGGACGACGTAATATCCAGAATGAAAGAGATGGACCAAATTCAACTTAGAAAAACTCTGGACAACACTGCCACATCTATTGAAGCTCTTAACGAACAGTTTAAAGACCAAGTAAAAGAGCAGGATAGTGCACGCAAAAATTTACAAGAATACCAACGACAACTCGAAGGATTGCGTGAATCCGGCGCGCCGCTGCGGGTGATTGAAGATGCCCAAGGAAGGGTTACACAATCACTTCGCGAGCTGAATGCGAAAACTGCTGATGTTAATGACACATCAAATACACTGCGCTCCACTCTGGAAAAGCAGGCTCTTATTCAAGAGCAGCTTAACCAGAAAGCGAGGGAGTCCGATGCAGCTTTCGCGATCCTTGAAAACAACCTCAAGAATGTAATCCCTGGAGCAAGCCAAAGCGCCATTATTGCGATGGCTTCAACAATCGAAGTTCTGGATAAACTCAATAAAAAAGCCGCCAATGTCGGAAATATTCTATCAGCGGAACCTGAAGATTCCCCAGAAGCGAAAAAGCTTATCCAGAACGCCGAACGCCGCCTTGCTCTTTCAAAACTGGAAGGTGAAGCAAGAGCAAGACTGCAAGCGCAATACGATGCTGATGATGCCAATCTTATTGATGAGAAAAAAAGAAGAGCCCTTGAGGATCAATACGCTGAAACAGAGCGATTAACCAGCGCGCGAAAAGCCGCAAACAAGGAAGCGAAGAAGTCGGCTGACGACGCAACGCAATTTTTATCTCGTCAGCAGTCTGCACTGAATCGACTCAACACCGGCTATGCCGATGGCTCGCTTGAACTGGCGAAGTACGATGCGGTTATGGCGCTTGGAAATAAAGCGACTGACGCGCAAATAGCTAAGGCTGAGCAGCAGGCCGACGCAATCTGGAGAAGTCAGCAGGCGATAAAGGCCGCTGCGGAGGAAGAGAAAAAGCGCACTCAGGCCAATCAGAACTTCACCAGTCTGCAGGGGCAGGCATCACCAGTTGCAGCGGTCCATAACTCGTATCTGACGCAAATGGCGCAGCTCGATGAGTACGTGACCCTTTATCCGCAAAAGATCGCGGAAGCCGAAGCGTTACGGGCCAGCATCGAAGAACAGTATCACCAGCGGCGCATGGCGGCCATGTGGGAAGAATGGCAGCAGCAAAGCCAGATTAACAGCATGATTGGCGCTGCCGTAGACTCCTTACAGGGCGGGGCAACCAGCGCCATTACTGGCCTGATAAACGGCACTCAGAGCCTGCGGGAATCTTTCGCCAACATCGGCACCACTATTTTAAACAGCGTGGTGGGCAGCTTTGTTCAAATGGGCATTGAATGGGCTAAAAGTCAGCTTATGGGCCAAGCGGCTGCGGCTGCTTCTCTGGCAGCAACTACTGCCCAGGCTTCAGCTGCCGCGGCTGCATGGGCACCCGCTGCTATGAGCGCTTCCATCGCGACCTACGGCAGTGCCGCTGCGGTGGGCCAATCAGCGTACGCTGGTTCAATGCTGATGGCTAAAGGCATGGCGCTTGCTGGCGGTCGCCGTTACGGTGGCACAGTGTCTGCTGGCAATGCCTATCGCATTAATGAGGATGGACGCTCTGAAGTGTTCCAGACAGCTGGTGGCCAGCAGATGTTTATCCCCAACAAATCGGGGAAAGTTGTCTCGGCTGATAATGCTGGTGGCGGGGGTAGTGTTGTTCAGCACATCACGTTTGAAATCAACACCACCGGTGGAATCGACCAAGCAACGATGAAGCAGATGGAAGGGATGATGAAGCGGGTCGCATTGTTTCAGATAAACGATCAGGCCAATCGCCCTAACGGAATGATTCAACCGAGGACTAAACGCTAATGCCAGAAATTTTCATCTGGAAACCTCAGCGCGGCTACAGCGCCGAACGCACCCCTAACGTTGCTGTCGTCAAACTCGGTGACGGCTACGAGCAACGTCAGAAGAAAGGGATTAACCCGCTGATGGCTAAATACTCGCTGACGTTTCGCGGCGTTAACGGGCCGTGCCGTGTGAACCCGGCGAAACAGGCCGAGGCGTTTCTGACAGCACGCATGGCGGTGGAGTCTTTCTACTGGACACCATCAGATACGGGGGCGCAGGCGCTGTTTGTCTGCCGCTCATGGAGCATGACAAAGACCGGGCCGCTGTATGAACTATCGGCCACGTTTGAACAGGTACCACGATAAGGCGCAATAATAATGTGGTTATTGTGCCGTTGAATTAACAAGCATTGTATAATTTTCATCCGCCAACACGGAGGTATTAACAATGTTACTTAAATTCTTAACTGGTACCGTTGTTCTTGCATTAAGCCTAACGATAGCAACTCCTTCTTTTGCTAAAAAGCCCGGTCTTTCCGTCGAACAGGTTAAACAACTGATTATCGAAGAGTCTATTTCCGAATACCCGGGTCCCTGTGCCTGTCCGTTTAACAGAGCCAGTAACGGCAGTAAATGTGGAAAACGCAGCGCCTGGAGTAAACCCGGAGGTTACTCTCCTGTTTGCTATAAAGACGAAGTCACCAAAGAAATGGTGGACGACTGGCGAAAAAGAAACAGTGAATAACATCAACCCGCTTCGGCGGGTTTTTTTATGGAGGAATTTCAGTGCGCGATATACCGGCAAATATGATTATCGAAAGTGTCGATGCAGGAGTCGGCGCATTTATTGATCTCTTTGAGGTTGATCTCCGGCCGTACGGCGGCGATGTTGTGCGATTCCACTCCGGCACCAACGGTTTTTACAACAACGTCATCTGGCGCGGTAACACTTATCCCGCTTATCCCATCGCTGTCGAAGGCTTCGAGAGCCGGAACGAGGGCACCTATGCTCGTCCGGTTATGGCGGTCGCGAACGTCACGGGTATGATTTTTGGGATGAACCATGATTTCGACGATCTGCTGGGCGTAGTTGTCACGCGCCGCCAGGTGCCGGTGAAGTATCTTGATGCGGTTAACTTCCCCAACGGTAACCCGGATGCAGATCCTACTGTGGAGGCAGTTTCCCGTTACGTTGTCGAGGAGATGACAGAGGAAACCTCAGAGCAGGTGACTTATTCCCTCGCAACGCCGGTGGATTGCGACAACGCTATTATTCCGGCGCGGACTATCCTGGCGGATGTATGCCAGTGGGTTTATCGCGGTACCGGCTGCAATTACGACGGACCGCCGGTCGCCGATGAACGGGACAACCCGACCAGCAATCCTGCGCTGGACAAATGTTCTCACCGCCGCACAGGTTGTCGCTTCCGGTACCCGCGACCGTACCCCATGCCAATCAGCAGTTTCCCCGGTTCACAGAAGGTTTCCTGATGCAGGAATTACTCGATTATGCGGCCTCGTCGCAGTATGAAGTGTGCGCGCTGATAATCAACGATACCCGCCTTTACCCGTGCCGGAATACACATCCCGATCCCGCTCACCATTTCCGCATCAGCGATGAAGACTGGCTGGCAGCGGAGGAGGCAGGAGAAGTCACGGCGGTATTTCACTCACACCCGCAGGCGGTATCGGTGCTGTCAGGTGCTGATCGTGCCATGCAGGTCATGACAGGACTGCCCTGGTGGCTGGCGTGTAACGGCAAGCTGCGAAAGTTCCGCGCGGTACCGCACCTGCTGGGCCGCAGTTTCAAGCATGGTGTGACGGACTGCTACTCGCTATTTCGCGATGCGTATCACCTGTGTGGCATTGACCTGCCGGATTTTGCGCGTACAGAAGGCTGGTGGCTACGAGGCGAGAACCTCTACCTGAATAACATGGCGGCCAACGGTTTCCACCAGGTTTCCCCTGGCGAGGCCGTACCCGGTGATGTGATCCTCCGCCAGCCGTTCCCGGGTGTCGACCCGTGCCATGCGATGATCCTTCTGGAAGACAACATGGTGCTTCACCACGATCACGCAGGACATCTGAGCAGGCGCGAACCCTACCGCATGGCTTTTATAAAACAAACCCATTCCATCTGGAGACATCAACGGTGCTCATTTTTAGATTTGCGGGGCATTTCCGCCGACATTTCCGCCAGGTCGCATTAAACGTTGATACCCCCGCTCAGGGGCTGAGGTTACTGCTGGCGCAGTGTCCGGAATTTAAAAAGGACTTTATTAAATCACGGGTACGCGTCCGGATTGCCGGTGAAGACGTTGCAGCAGACGCGATGCGCTGGCACCTGGACAGGCGTCTGGCTGATGGTTCCAGTGTACTTTTCGTGCCGGTGATTGAGGGGGCAATTACCGCAGCCGCCGCCATGTGGGTCGCTGTAGCGGTAAGTGTCGCCTCCATTGCCTACAGCGTGTACATGTCCCGCAACATGAAAACTAAAACCTCGGCCGAGGCTGCGGAAAACAACACCATCACTAATAACTCTTTTACCAGTGCGGAGAACCGCGCCGGGCAGGGGCGGCCAGTGCCGATTCTGCTCGGAGAAATGGTGGTGGGTTCAAACGTAATTTCCCTTGGTATCGACACGACAAACAACCAGGACTGGACAGAATCAATAAGCTAAGGCGGAAATATGTCATCAGGTGGCGGCAAGGCATCGACTCCGAAACTTCTCGACGATAACCTCAAATCAAAACAGTTTTACCGCGTGCTGGATCTCATCAGTGAAGGTCCGATTTACGGACCGGTTGACCAGTCGCACCTTTCTTCTTTCATGCTGAATAAAACGCCCATCACCGATTCCGCCGGCAATGTCAGCGTGAACGGCGTGAGCGTTGCCTGGCGCCCCGGCTCGGAATTTCAGAGCCCCATTAACGGCTTTTCCGCTATCGAGGCGACCAGCATCGTTAATACCGAGGTGACTTTCAACACGCCACTGGTCCGCACAGTAACCGATCAGGACGTCACACGCGTGAGGCTGAATATCGGTGTGACGGGGCTGGTCGAGCAGGACACGAAAGGGAACCAGAAGGAAACCTCTGTAACGATGGTGATCGAAACCCGCGTTGCCGGCGGGGCGTTCATTCAGCAAAAACTGGTCACTATCACCGGGAAAATATCTGGCGAATATCTTGAGGCGCACGTTATCGATGCGCCGACAACGAAACCTTTTGATGTTCGCGTTCGCCGTATTACACCAGACAGTGGAAGCGATCTGCTGTCGAACGGTACCATCTGGAACAGCTTCAGCCAGATCACTGACGACAACCTGAACTACCCGTTCTCAGCCATTGCTGGTGCGGTAATTGACCGTGACCAGTACAGGGACACCCCGGCTCGTACCTATCACCTGCGCGGACTGATTATCGATGTCCCGGATAACTACGATCCTATTGCCCGCACGTATAGCGGATTGTGGCTGGGGGGATTTAAGAAAGCGTGGACAAATAATCCGGCCTGGCTCTTTCGCGAACTGGTTAAAAACACGCGCTTTGGCCTGGCCCGGCGTGCGGGTTATATCGATGTCGATGACGGCGCGCTTTATATCCTTTCACAGTACTGCGATCAGCTGGTAAACGACGGCTATGGCGGGAAAGAGCCTCGCATGACGTTGAACGCCTATATTACTGAGCAGGCCAGCGCCCGCGATATTCTGGATAAAATCGCCGGGATGTTCCGGGGCATCGCCCTCTGGGATGGCCTGCGCCTCACGGTCATGCTGGATACACCTCAGGACCCGGTTGCCACCATCACCAATGCGAATGTTGTAGAGGGTAAGTTCAGCCGCAGCTCGGTCAGGCGCGCTGAAAAATATAACGCGGTGGTGGTGTCCTGGACTGATCCGGATAATGGCTGGGAGCAGGTGAAGGAATATGTTTCCGATGATGCCATGATCGCGCGAGGGAACTATAACGAGACGACTATCGAGGCGTTCGGCTGCACTTCGCGCGGGCAGGCCTGGCGAGCCGGTAAATGGTTGCTGGAAACCGCAAAACGGGAGAGCAGCCGGTTAATTTTCCAGATGGCCCGGGATGCAATCGCCTTCACACCGGGTGACGTCGTGGAAATCATGGATAACGACTATGCCGGGACACGCCTGGGGGGGCGTATCGTCTCGCACTCCGGCGCGAATATAACTGTAGATGCGGACGTCTCCAGTCTGGTTTCGCCTGGCGACTACATGTCGCTTATGGGCAGCAATGGAAAGTTTGTGAAATACCCCATTGTTAGTGTATCCGGGCGCGTCATTACTTTGCGCAGCGCTCCAGCCTGGGTGCGTGATGGAACAGTTTTTGCCATATCGGTCAGTGAACTGTCCGTCCGCCTTTTCCGTATTCTGAGCATTTCTGAAACAGAAAATAACTCGGTTTACAGCATTACGGCGGGACAGCATGACCCGAACAAACAGGCCATTGTGGATGAGGGCGCTGTTTTTGAAATGCCTACCGACACCCTGAATGGCTACAGGGTACCGAACATTGAGAACCTTCGCATACTGAATACCAACAGCGAAACTGTGCAGGTGACGGCGACATGGGAAACCGCCACCACCACCAAAAAGCTGGTGTTCGAACTGTATGTCTATAACGAAAGCGGGGCGGTTGTTGCACAGTATGAAACCGACCAGTTTCGCTATGACTTCTACGGACTCAATGCCGGGAATTACATGCTTGGGGTACGTGGCCGCAACGAGAACGGCATGAAGGGTGCCGAAACCCAGGTAAACCTGATTATCGGGGCGCCACTGGCACCCTCCTCCGTTATCTGGACGCCAGGCATTTTCTCAGCAGATATTGTCCCGGTTATGCGTGTTACTGCCACCTCAGACACCACTTTTGAATTCTGGTACAGCGGTGAAAATCGTGTTCTTAACCCGGCGCTTATTGAAGACCAGACTCAGTTCCTTGGGCGATCAAGCCAGTGGAATCTTCACGGACTGAAAGCGGATACCACATATTACATTTATGTGCGGACGCGCAACGCCTTCGGCGTGTCGGGTTTTGTTGAGGCATCAGGCAAGGCATCGTCAGATATTCCGGGCATGATCGATTACATCGATGAAGCGGTGCGTGATTCAGATGCATTTAAGAATGTGCAGGCCGGAATAGATTACAGCCTGGAAGCGACGATGCAGAACACGCTGGCCCAGGTGGAAGGGGCCCAGATCCAGTATGAACAGGTGGGACTGGCGCGCGCTGAAATTTCGCAGACCAGGATTACTATTGCCGATAACGAACGGGCTTTTGCACAGTACCAGGAGCTTGTGGCTGTTCAGTTTGGCGATGCTGCTGCGGAAATCAACGAGATTAAAACCGCACAGGCAACTGCCGATGAGGCATTCGCTGAGTACCGGCTGTCAGTGGCGGCCGACTTTAACGGTGTTAAAAGCAGCATTACAACCATTCAGGAGGCGCAGTCTTCTGCCGAGCAGGCCTTTGCACAATACCAGACGCAGGTAGCAACCCAGCTCGGAAACCAGCAGGCAGCCATTAACCAGAAGCTCACTTCTGTTATTACCGATAACGGTACCGCAAAGGTTTCATACACCCTGAATTTAGGCGTGCGGCGTGGTGATCAGCTCTATAACTCGGGCTTTGGAATGTCACTCGAGCCAAACGGCAGTGGAGGGTATAAATCAACCGCTGTTTTTGCTGCTGACCAGTTCGGTATTTATTCCGGCAGCGATCCGGGCAGTTATGAAGCCGCGTTCTTTGTGTTCAATGGTCAGGTGTTTTTGCGGTCTGCGTTTATTCAGAATGCCAGCATTGATAATGCAAAAATTGGGCAGTACATCCAGTCCAACACATGGGATGGTACCGGCAATGTTGGCTGGCACATTAACAAAAGCGGGTTTGCGTGGTTCGCCGGCGTAACCGTCAGGGGGACCGTGTATGCCGAATCCGGCTCCTTCAGGGGCACGGTTTATGCGACTGATGGTGAGTTCAGAGGCACTGTGTACGCCAGCGGTGGCAAATTTACAGGGACAGTGGAAGCGTCCAGCTTTATCGGCGACGTCGCCAACGGCATGGTATTTGATGATGCCCCGCAAAACTATGTGCGATCTTTCCAGTATGTTGATAGCGCCACATTCAACCTGTCGAAACAAGTGGTGGTCATGATGAATGTCACGGTAACAGGTCAGAACGGCACATCCGCCGGGGCGTCGGCGGTCATCAACATAAATGGCAGCTCCAGAACCTTCCATCTGCAATCCCCCGGAGGGGGCAGCACCACATCATGCTGCATACACAGTATCCGCACCACTGAAAGGGTCATAAATGTATCGTGCTCCACGGGGGTGCCTGGCGGCGCAGGCGGATCTTCACTGTCTTCGCCGACCATGTTAATACTGCGCGGCTCCGGCTCGTTCGCGCAAACAGCTTAAACTTACCCGCTCCGGCGGGTTTTTTATTGCCTGTAATCAGGAGACATTATGTCCGCAGGAACTCTCAAACTTACTAATAACTCCACGGCGGTTGCTGGTACCAGTACGGTATTCACCACCGATTTAAAGCCGGGCGATTTCATCACTGCGACAATCGGCGGCGTGTTGTACACCCTGCCGGTTGATACTGTCACCAGTAATACAGCAGCCACGCTTGTCAGCCCGTTCACCGGCCCGACAACCACCGGCGCGGCGTGGGCTGCAGTACCGCGTAAAATAATGAATCAGGTTACCGCCGAACTGGTAAATCAGAGCACGGCGGCCATTCGCGCACTGCTCGCCGAGAAGGGTAACTGGACCAAGTTTTACACGGCGCCGGGCGATATTACTATGCAGTTTGCCGACAATGTGGCACCCGTTTCCGGTCCGGGCTGGCAGAAAATGGCGGGAATGGCCGCGTCAGCACTGAATGATTTGGGCATTGGCCTGAAGAACCTGTCAGTGCTAGGCGCGTTTGACTGGCAGCAGGCTGACTTTGTTACGGGTGCGATATATCTTACCAACACTGCCACCTGGGCCAATATTCCGGCTGGCATTTCGTTCCCGACCAATACCCAGGTTTATGTCCATATCGATGGCATCACGTCTTCAGGAACCGTTATTGAATTAACGTTAACAGCAAATCAGGCAAACGATTCAACCTGGCGGACTTATAAAGTACGCATTGCGAACGCCAAAGGTTCGCGGACCTTCTCGGTCCGACAGGTCTTTACAAATACCGATACCGTGCCAGTCTCGAACGGTGGAACCGGAGGTACAACTGCGGCGGCGGCGCGCGCTGAACTGGGTGTTGCCTATGGCATCACGGCGGGAACTGTAGCCCAGGGGAATGACAAACGACTCAATACCGTTGACGGGAAAAGTGGCGGGGTAATTTCAGGGACGGTTAAGATTGAGCATAAGCCCGCAGGGGTCTACCCATTTGGCGCCAGTGAGCTTCATCTTGATAACGTTTACAGTGTTGATGGATTATCAAAAGGGAGAACGCGGGTTTATAACGAAATTGAACAGTCCACCGGGGCCCAGCGGTGTGTAATCGCGGTTAACCTTAACGGCGCTAATGAGAAATACTGGGCTTTTGACTATGGGTCCGGGAGCGTCACCGCGCCGGGGGCATTTATTCCCAACTCTGACGGCCGCATTAAAACTAATAAGAAGAGAATTGAAGACCCACTTTCAAAAATGCGTCAGATGTTTGGCTATACCTGGACGCGTCTTGATGGGGGACAGTGGGGCATCGGATTTATCGCCCAGGAAATACAAGAGATATTCCCTCAGGCGGTCCATGAGGGAGGGAGCAGAGTTCTTGATGATGGAACGGTGGTGAAAGAGATATTGTCACCGGATACGTATGGAGTAGCCGCAGCATTACATCATGAATCCATTCTGACACTGATGGACAAAATTGAATCACAACAGCTCGAAATTGAAGCGCTTAAATCAGACATGGAAGAGCTGAAGAAAATGGTGGAAGGGCTGGCATTTCCATTATTAAAGGGTTCAGAAAGCTAACTTCCTCATTACATTAAAATACGCAGCCATTTAACAGTCGGTCATACAATCAGAAATCCAGTGTTCTTATAAAAAGCAACGAGTAAGACTATGCATCGTTGTTCAAACATGCATTCGACAGCGGATTGCTTCACATGCAGTTTTATCAGCCCGTGACCGTTACTATTGTTGGGTGACTCATCTAGACTGGGAAAAGGAATGATAGCACCGGACTGAATAATGAAACCGACATTGCTGGCAATGCTTACTTTGTTTTTTTTGAATACTGATCCTACCCACGTAATGTGGACACGGCCCTAAGCGAGGGTCTGGTTTTCAAATTCTTCCGGGCTGAGTCCGCCACAGGCACTGTGACGACGCCACCGATTGTAATCGCACTCAATACTCAGCCTGATGATTTTCGATGAAGACATACTTCATTTCAGGCGCTTCGCGAAGTATGTCGCGGCCTTTTGGATAATGGCCAGATCCTCTGCCTGCTCCGCCAGTTGCCGCTTAAGGCGGGCAATTTCAACTGCCATTTCCTGCTCACGTTCGGAAGAGGAATGTGTATTCTTCAGCTTGCTGCGCCAGGCATAAAGCTGCGATTCATACAGACTGAGTTCACGGGCAGCGGCGGCCACACCGATACGCTCAGCAAGCTTCAGGGCTTCGTTGCGAAATTCAGAAGTATGTTGCTTACGGGGCTTTTTGCTGGTTGATACTGGTTTTGTCAT